ACCCCTACATGATGCAGGATCGTCCAGTCGTAGCATTCCCATGGGATGTCGTTCCTAGCCGCTTCTGGGGCAGAGGAGTATGTGAGAAAGGCTATAACAGTCAGAAGGCGTTAGACACAGAACTACGCGCTAGGATTGATGCTCTTGCACTAACCATTCACCCAATGATGGCTATGGATGCTTCTCGTATGCCTAGAGGCGCTAAACCTAGCATACAACCGGGAAAAACTATCCTCACCAACGGTAACCCCGCTGAGATTCTACAGCCATTTAACTTTGGTCAGGTCAATCAGATTACCTTTGCACAGGCTCAAGCATTACAGACAATGGTACAGACAGCCACAGGCGCTATTGACTCAGCAGGTATTGCTGGTTCCGTTAATGGCGATGCTACTGCTGCTGGTGTGTCTATGTCACTAGGTGCTATCATAAAGCGCCATAAGCGTACTCTTATTAACTTTCAGGAGTCTTTTGTGATTCCTTTTGTTACTAAAGCAGCTTGGCGTTATATGCAGTTTGAGCCAGAAATGTACCCAGTAGCTGACTATAAGTTCCACACGTCTAGCTCATTAGGCATTATTGCTCGTGAGTATGAGGTTACACAGCTTGTACAGCTCCTACAGACCATGTCCCCAGATACACCTATGTATCCTAAGCTGGTTATGTCGATCATTGACAACATGAACCTGTCTAACCGTGAAGAGCTTATCGCTACACTAGAGCAAGCTAACCAGCCTAACCCAGAAGCAGAACAAGCAGCACAGCAAGCAGCACAACAAGCACAGCAAGCTCAGTTAGCACTACAAACTGCACAGGCTGCTGCACTGAACGGACAAGCACAGGAATCCTCTGCACGCTCTAGTAAGTTAACAGCGGAAGCACAGGCAGTACCACAGGAGCTTGAGATTGACCGTATGAAAGCTGTAACTAGTAACTTGCAAGTAGGAGATGCAGATGACAAAGAGTTTGAGAAGCGTCTAGCAATCTCTGCACAGTTACTCAAGGAGCGTGAAGTAGCTGTTAAGGAAAATTCTAAACCAAACCCACAAGCAACCTTACCACAAGGAGAATTGCCACAATGATATTAACAGGTAAAATGTTTGAAGATGCAATGAGTCAGATTAATGAAGCATTTGCACAAGTCAACAAAAAGGTTGACAAACTACAAGACGAGGTTAAGGCCCTGACACAGGAGAAAGCCAGTGGCAAAGCCAGCAAAGGGCAAAGCAAAGGTTAAGGTAACGGCTAGCGGTAAGAAGGTTAGCTACGGTCAAGCAGGCAAAGCCAAGGACGGAGGCCCTCGTGTAAAGGCGGGGACTTCTAAAGGAGATAGCTACTGCGCTAGAAGCCTAGGCATTAAGAAGGGCTTACCTAAAGCTAAACAGAACGACCCTAACACGCCTAATAACTTATCACGCAAACGCTGGAAATGTTCTGGCGCTAAATCGAGGAAATGACATGCCATACGGTACAGGTACATACGGAACAAAGGTCGGAAGACCACCTAAGAAGAAAAAGAAGCCAGTAAAGAAATGAAGGGTCAGACACACGGTGGCAAGGGAAGTACCACTAGAAAGACCGATTCAGCCAAGTTTGCAAGCAACTGGGACGCTATATACAGCAAACCAACCAAGAAGTCAAGTAAAAAGAAGAAATAACGCTTGACTTTCTTATGCTTTTATGTTATAATAACTAGGTAACCTACACTTAAACAACTGTCCTTAATGGAGAAACAGTGATGATTGATAAAGATTTAGAGCTATACTATCGCAACGCGTCCGACATGTTTATAACTGAAGGCTGGCAGCAGCTAATCAGTGACCTAACAGCTAACGCAAACAACATTAACTCTGTTGAGTACACTAAGGATAACGAAGACCTGCACTTCCGTAAAGGGCAATTGTCAGTTCTTGCAAGCGTTATTACTTTAGAGACTCAGCTAAGAGCAGCAGAAGAGCAGGCTTTGTCTGAAGAAGAAGACCAAGACGAAGCAGCTTAATGCGTATCATCTTAGAGTTTAAGTGTGAGGACGGTCATGTCAATGAGAGATTCGTTGAAGATGATTGCACTCACATACCTTGTTTAGATTGCGACAAGATAGCAAAAAGAATTGTAAGTGCTGTTCGTTCTAAGCTAGACCCTGTTTCTGGAGACTTTATGGGTGCGACCAGACAGTGGGAAAAGAACAGAGAACAGAAGCTACAACAAGAACGCAAGGCCAACTCCTAACCAAGGAAGCCCTGCATAATACACCTCCATAATGAGATTACTCACGGAGTTTAATAATGGCAACATTACACGACGAGCGTCTAGAAGACGTTGACAACGAAGAAGAAATAACAAGTAGTCTGACTGAGGAACCTACACAGGAGACTCCTCAAGAAGATGACATCCCTGACAAGTACAAAGGAAAGTCAACCGCTGATATTGTAAGGATGCACCAAGAAGCTGAGAAGCTACTAGGAAAGCAGAGCGGTGAAGTAGGGGAGTTACGATCAGTTGTTGATAACTACATACAGACACAACTCGACACAACAACAAAAGCAACCCAAGAACCTGAAGAAGAAATAGACTTTTTCTCTGATCCCGACAAGGCTGTCGAGAGAGCTATTAAGAATCATCCTTCAATCAAACAGGCTGAAGCAGTATCTCAGCAGTACAAACATAACGCAGCACAGTCTCAATTGCAACAACGTCATCCCGACATGCAAGCGATTCTAACTGACGGTAAGTTTGCTGAATGGATTAAAGGATCAAAGATTCGTACACAGCTCTTTGTACAAGCAGATCAACAGTATGACGCAGAAGCCGCTGATGAGCTTTTCACTAATTGGAAGGAACGTCAAGGTGTTGTTAGTCAGACTGTAGCTAATGAGAAAGATAGCCGCAAGACCGCAGTTAAAAACGCCTCAACGGGTAATGCCAGAGGTAGCGGAGAAGCAGCATCTCGCAAAGTTTATAGACGCTCAGACATTATTAAACTAATGCAAACCGATCCTGACCGCTACCTATCCTTGAGTGACGAGATCACCCAAGCCTATGCAGAAGGAAGAGTGCGCCAATAACTCTTATTTAAAGGAAGTATATTATGACCGATTCAGTTTATCCCCTAATGGGTGGAGCAGTAACAAACACTAGCGCAGCTAAGTTCATCCCAGAAATCTGGAGTGACGAAGTAATTGCAGCGTACAAGACTAACCTAGTTCTAGCTAACCTCGTTAAGAAGATGAGCATGACTGGTAAGAAAGGCGATGTTATTCACGTCCCTAAACCAGCTCGTGGTTCTGCTCATGCTAAGACAGCAGGCACTGCCGTAACTATCCAAAACAGCACAGAGTCAGAAGTTCTGATTAACATTAACAAGCACTTTGAATTCTCCCGTATGATCGAAGACATTACCGAAGTACAGGCTCTCGCTTCTTTGCGTCAGTTCTATACAGGCGATGCAGGTTATGGCCTAGCCAAGAAAGTTGATACTGATTTGTTTGAGCTGGCTAAGTCTTTCGGCAACGGTAATGGTTCTAGCTATGTTAACACTGGTTCTTTCCAGATTAACACTAGCACTGGTGCTTTAGAAGCATTTGACGCTGACGGCGCTGGTGACATTGGTGTTTTCACTGATGCTGTATTCCGTGGCTTAATCCAGAAGATGGACGACGCAGACGTTCCTATGGACAACCGCAGCTTCATCGTACCACCTTCGCTTCGTAATGCCATCATGGGTATCGAGCGTTACACTTCTACCGATTTTGTTAACGGTAAAACTGTAGAGACTGGTAAGATTGGTAACTTGTATGGTGTTGACGTATTTGTTTCTACCAACGTACCTGTTATTGACACTACTGGTGGTGCTTCTATCCGTGGCGCACAGTTGATCCACAAGGACACTTCCGTTCTTGCAGAGCAGCAAGCTGTACGTTCACAGACTCAGTACAAGCAGGAGTTCTTAGGCACTCTCTACACTGCTGATACTTTGTATGGCGTTCAGGTTATGCGTCCAGAAGCAGGCTTCACTCTAGCTGTAGTATAAGGTAACAAACTAGGGGATTCTTCGCGGAGTCCCCTTTTTACTTTTCTTTTGTTTTCTTAGGAGCTATACATGGCAATATTTAGAGGTGACGGAGGTGCGGGTGATTCCAATACGGACGCTACGCTACTAGCTGTCACACAACAAGCTGTCATAGCTACTACGAAAGCAAGTGACGCAGCCGCCAGCGCCGTAAGCGCCAGTGACTCTGCAACATTAGCAACAAACAAAGCAGCAGCAGCGTCTACATCAGCCACCAACGCAGCTAACAGCGCGACAGGTGTTGCACAGTACGCAACAGCAGCAGAGAACTCAGCGACTGCCGCAGCAACCTCAGAAACTAACGCAGCAGACTCAGAAACAGCAGCAGCTACAGCAGAGACTAACGCTGAAACCGCTGAGACGAACGCAGAGACTGCTGAGAGCAACGCAAGCACATCTGCTGCCACTGCTACTACTAAAGCAGGAGAAGCCTCTACAAGCGCATCCAGTGCGTCTACGAGTGCTTCTACGGCAACGACCAAAGCATCAGAGGCTTCCACTAGCGCCAGCAATGCCTCAACCTCCGAAAGCAATGCTGCTACGTCAGCCTCTGGTGCATCTACTTCCGCCACTAACGCAGCTAGTTCAGCCACAGCGTCTGCTGGTTCTGCTAGTGGTTCTTCTACATCTGCAACTAACGCTAGTAACAGTGCTAGTGCAGCATCTACATCTGAAACTAACGCTGGTAACTCAGCGACAGCAGCGGCTGGTTCAGCTACTACAGCATCAACAGCAGCGACCAATGCAGGCAACAGTGCCACAGCAGCTTCAGGTAGTGCATCTACTGCATCAACTCAAGCCAGTGCAGCAGCTACCAGTGCTTCTAACGCAGCTACAAGCGCCTCTACAGCGTCTACACAGGCAAGTAATGCCTCTGCTAGTGCAACGGCTGCGGCTACTGCTGAAACCAATGCAGAGACTGCTGAGACCAATGCAGAGACTGCTGAGACCAATGCAGCCAGTAGTGCTACAGCAGCAGCCAGTAGTGCCTCTAATGCAGCCAGTACCTTAGCAGCTTCTGCACTAAAGGCTAACAACCTGTCTGACTTGGCTAGTGCTAGTACAGCACGCAGTAACTTAGGCTTAGGCACAGCAGCTACAACAGCGGCTAGTGCTTACGCTACAGCAGCACAGGGCGCAAAGGCAGACTCAGCTTTACAATCTAACTCAACCTTAAACGCAGACAACATGACTACTGGTACGCTACTAGGCGGAACATACTAAAGGGTATATATTATGGCTACAAAGATAGTAACAAAGAATAGCAGCACAGCCTCCGCAGCACCTTCAACAAGTGATCTTGTACAAGGTGAGTTAGCGGTCAATGTCACGGACAAGCGTCTGTATACTGAGAACAACGCAGGTGCTATTGTCGAGCTAGGTACTAATCCTAGCACTATAGACATTAACGCAGGCACAGTGGACGGCATAACGTCACTAAGCACAAGTACATCAGGCACAAGCAACTTTATAGCAGGTGTCAACGCAGGTAACAGCATTGTTAGCGGTGGTAACTACAACGTCTTGGTAGGTGATGAGGCAGGTACTGCGATTACTACTGGTGATTATAATACTGCAATAGGTATGAATGCCGCAGTCGCTCTTACTACAGGTATAAAAAACACTGCAATAGGTTCTACAGCACTTGATGCAGAAGTTGCAGGTAATTACAGCACTGCTATTGGTATGGGTGCTTTAACAGCACAATCTCAGAGTGGCGATGTAGATGTTTACAATACAGCGGTGGGTTATCTTGCAGGTGCAGCAGTAACCACAGGCGTTCAAAACACCCTCATCGGTGGTCTTGCAGGTGATAATCTTACTGATGCTGATTACAATACTGCTGTCGGTATGCAAGCACTGAACAATGATACGTTGGGTTCAACAAGCACAGCTATTGGTGCGTTTACTTTAAACAATCAAAACTTCACTTCAGCCACTAATGCCTACAACACAGCAGTTGGCTATTCCGCAGGTCTATCTGTATCCACAGGCACTCAAAACACCCTCATCGGTGGTCTTTCGGGCGACGCAATTACTACAGGCCACGACAACGTATCTTTGGGTTACCATGCTTTATCAGCAAATACAACAGCAAGTAACAACACTGCTATTGGGCGTGGGGCTTTGCAGATAAATACCACTGGTACAGGAAACACAGCGGTAGGTAAATCTGCACTAGACGCCAACACAACCGCAAGCTACAACACAGCCGTTGGGGCTAGCTCTTTGTCAGGTGTAAATACAAATACATACCACGTTGCTGTGGGGTACCAAGCATTAGAGGCTAATACTTCTGGTGGTCAAAATACTGCTTTGGGTGGTGAAGCATTAAAAACTAATACGACTGGAAGCAACAATATTGGTGTTGGTTTTTATGCGTTAAGGCTAACTACCACAGGCGGCAACAATGTAGCCGTTGGTAATTATGCCTTAGACGCTAACACAACCGCAAGTAACAACACTGCTATTGGCCACGCATCGCTTGGTGCTAATACCACCGGCACACAAAACACTTCACTAGGGTCTTTATCGTTAGATGCCCATACTACTGGAAATGAAAACACAGCTCTTGGTTATGGTAGTTTAAGTGCTAATACCACAGCCGCTAACAACACAGCAGTCGGTTCTACTGCTTTACTAACAAATACCACAGGCACAGCTAACGTAGCTGTAGGTCGTAGAGCTTTATTTTCAAGCTCCACAGCTTCAAACAACACAGCAGTTGGTAATGAAGCTTTATTATCAAACACCACAGGTGCTCAGAATACAGGTATAGGTGGTAACTCACTACAATCTAACACCATAGGCACAAGAAACACCGCAGTGGGGCAAGGCAGTGGATACACCGCAACCACAGGGTCGGATAACTCTTTTCTAGGACTAGGGGCAGGGTACGGATTTGGTGGCACAAACACCGCATCTAACAACACTGCTTTGGGTTCCTATGCAGGATTCAGGCTAACTTCAGGGTCTAACAACACAGCAGTTGGTAACGATGCTTTAGCCGCTAACACCACAGGCGCAAGCAATGTTGCCGTGGGTGCTTTAGCATTAGATGCTAATACTACTGCTAGTTCTAATGTTGCCGTGGGTGATGGCTCTTTAGGCGCAAATACAGTAGGAAGTTACTCAGTTGCATTAGGTTTTAGTGCTTTAGCCGCTCAAAACCCTGCTAGTGCTGGTGCTATATTTAACACAGCGGTTGGTACGGAAGCAGGAGCCGCAGTAACCACGGGGACTCAAAACACCCTTATTGGTGGTCTTGCAGGTGATGCGATAACTACAGCATCTTCCAACACAGCAATAGGTTATGAGGCGGGAGGCTCAATAACTACAGGTACTACAAACCTTTGTTTAGGGAGATCAGCAGGAAGCTATCAAACAGCACTTACTACAGGAACAGCCAATATATTAGTAGGCCCGTATGTTGACCCAATATCTCCAACTGCTAACGACCAACACGGGTTTGGTTATAATATAGACTGTGCTTCTGGATATACGACACTAGGCGCAGGGGCTTCAGACATAAGAGCCGCACACGGTGTAGCTACATGGGCCACAGTGTCTGACGAACGCTACAAGAAAGACATTGTAGACTCTACAGCAGGTTTGAGCTTTATCAACGCTCTACAGCCCCGCACTTGGAACTACAGAACCCTTGGCGAACTACCTGAAACCTTTAGAGCCTATGAAGAAGGCTCAATCGAAGTCTTTAAAAACACCCAAACTAATCACGGCTTTATAGCCCAAGAAGTCAAAGCGGCTATTGACGCGGAGAGTGGCTTGAAGGATGGCTTTAGACTTTGGGACGATAGAGAAGATGGCTCTCAGGAAGTAGCAGAGGCCGCATTAATACCAATCTTGGTTAAAGCTATACAAGAACTCACCGCACGAATCGAAACCTTAGAAGGATAATAACCATGACAGAACGTACCGCAGAACAACTAGCACAAGACTACTCAGCAATGGGTGACAGCGTAGCAGTAATCACAGACATCATCGCAGGAAACTCTATGGCTGATGAGTCTGCCGAAGACCGTCAAGGCTGTGTTGATAGAAACACTCAGCACCTAGAACTTATGGTCGCTAAAGAAGACTGGGGCAGCGAAGACATGGCCGCATGTAACGCAGCTATTACAGCAGGCAACGGTTACACAGCAAGTTAATAATAAAGTAAGGAGTAAGCTATGCTTGCAGAGATTGCAATTGCTAATGCAGCATTCGGTGTAATAAAGAACGCAATCAGTAACGGTCAAGAACTGCACAGCGTAGCTAACCAAGTTTCCAGCTACTTTGATTCCAAAAGCTCCATTGCCAAGAAAGCCAACAAGTCAAGCGGTAAGAGTGACATGGAAGCATTTATGGCTCTGGAGACTCTCAAGGAACAAGAGACAGAGCTTAAAGAGATAATGATCTACGCAGGTCGTGCCAATATGTATGACGACTGGCTAAGGTTTCAAGCTGATGCTAAAAGAGCTAGGGCGCAGGAAGAGAAAGACATGCTCTACGCTCAAGCTAAGAACAAGCAACAGATGGTTGAGATATTTACAGTTATCTGTACAGCCTTAGTAGCTGTTCCCGCTATAGGTGGAGCAGCCTATATTATATTTACAATACTAGGAAGTATGTAATGGTAGAAGAGACTAAACAAATACTAGACGTAGCAGCAGCTTCTACAGCCTTTTTGACAATGGCAGCATGGTTACCACCAACAGCTTCTTTGTTAACAATTATATGGATGGCTTTAAGGATATACGAGTCTGACACTGTACAGAAACTTGTGCATGGTAAGAAACTACTTGACAAACAAGACTAAATAGTGTATACTATATGAGTATTTTAAATAGTTTAATTAATCCAGTTACTAAGTTATTAGATAAAGTAATTGAAGATAAAGACCAAAAGAATGCTATAGCCTTTGAACTAGCTACTATGGCTGAGAAGCACGCCCAAGAGTTAGCCAAGGGTCAGTTAGAGGTCAACAAGGTTGAGGCAGCACATAAGAGTTTGTTTGTCGCTGGCTGGAGACCTGCAATAGGTTGGATATGTGGACTAGCTCTACTTTACTCTACTATCCTAGCTCCAATACTAAACATCTGGTTTACTGTCCCACCTGTCGATAGCTCATTACTTACAACCGTACTAATGGGTATGTTAGGCTTAGGTGCTATGCGTACAGTAGAGAAGACTAAGAACGTACAGAGAGAGCGATAATGGGTGGTGGACGTTACAGTACAAACAATCGAGTCAATGCAGCAGTGGCAGCAGCAGCGGCCCAACGTGCGGCAGCACTTGCTAGTGGCCCTGCGTATCCTGTAGTTAGTAATCCTGTAAAGTCTGTAGTTCAACCAGCTCCTGAAGAGTTTGCTTCATTGGCTAGTCCTTTTGATATGGACTTTAGCGGCTTTAGCGGTATTGATTTAGACCTTAGCGGTTTAGACATGAACGCTTTACGTGAAACTGTTAATCCTACACCAGCGCCTACAGAGCGTGTCCCTACAACTGCTTCTACTTCTGGTTTGTCAGTACAAGACTTCGGCGCACAGCCTACGTTTGGAAGCCCTGATGAAGCCCTTGCTAACTATGGTAATGTCTTTAACACGTTAAAAAGTCAAGAAGAGCAAGTAAACAAAGTATACAATTACAACAACTTTGACCCCAGCGATTTTGGTAGGACATCAGTATCTTTACGAGAAGGCAATAGAGCTGCTGGCACAGGGCTTGCTGAGTATGTAACACAGAACGACATACCTCTGTCTAAAATCATAGACGGAAAGCGTCAGTATTTAACAACAGGTAATGACCAAGCTAACCAAGAGTTGTGGAAAGACGAGTTTGTTGGTGGTGATCTTGTAGCTACTGGCCCTGTAGGGTCGTACTCAACTACCTTTAGAAAAGACGATAATTTAGTCACTCAAGTTCTTAATGATCCTATTATTGGAGTTGCTGCCAGCTTTATTCCGGGAGGTACGCTTGCTATTACAGGAGCTAAAGCAGCAGCGGGCATTGAGCTTTCTCCTATGGAAATAGCTACAGCGGCAATGACAGGGCTAGAGATGGCAGGAGCTATTAAAAAACCTGTTGTTTTTAATAACGGAGAGTATAGTGACGCGTTAGGAAACATAAACCCGTTTTCACCAGACTTAGGTACAGCAGTAGCAGACGCAGGCACAGGCTTGTTTGGCACTACTTACGCTCAAACAGCTACAGCTATTAACGTAGCGTCTGCTGGTGATATTGAAGGGGCTGCTCTTAACTTAGTTATGGGCACTGACATAGGAAAAGACTTAGTAACCACCGGTTTAGAAAAAATAGGTTTAGATGAAACAACTCTGACAAAGAAAGGAATTCAGCCTGATGACTTTAGAGCAGGTGTAGACAGGACTGTACAAGCAGCAGTAGGCGGTGCTGATTTTGATGAGGCTCTTCTTAGCGGCTTTAGCAAATATGTTAGAGACGGAGGAACTCTTGATATACCTTTAGGCGGTATTGAAGATATTGTTAGAGACATTGTTCGACCTATTGGTGCGGTAGGTACAGCACTTGCTGATTTTGTTGAAGACTCTATTCCTGACGTTAACGGTAGCGGTCTTGTAGATACTCTTAAAGACCTAGGAAGTTCATTTGATGATGCTGTTCTACAGCCCACTAAAAAAGTAATTGAAACAGCAGGAAAAACAGTAGATGCCAATGTTCTACAGCCCACTAAAAAAGTAATTGAAGAAGGCGCTAGTGTTGTAGGTGATGTACTGAGCGTTGTTGACGATGAGGTCATACAACCAGTTATACAAGTAGTTGAAGCAGGTGCTAGTGCTACAGGTGATGTTCTATCGGCAGCAGACACAGCAGCTAGAGACGCTGCTAGTGCGTTTGATGATGCTGTTATACAGCCTGCTGGCGATGCTTTGTCAGACTTAGATACGGCAATTAGAGACGCACTGCCTAACATAAACTTCCCAGACATAAACTTACCAGATATAAACTTACCAGATTTCAACCTGCCTAGCTTTACGCTGGGTAACATGGGTATGATGACGGGCTTACTGACACCACAAGCAAATGCTACAACTAACAAATTATTTGAAAATGAACTATTTAAATTTAAAACAGAAGTAGGCATTACTGACAGGGAAGAGCTTATAGACATTGAAGATTTCTTGACTTCCTCCTTTTCTTCTTCTTTTGATCAACAACAAAGGTTTTAACAATGACATACTTACAGCTAGTTAATAGTGTACTCCGTAGACTTAGAGAAGAAGAAGTATCTAGTGTCTCTCAAAACAGTTACTCTAAACTTGTAGGTGAGTTTGTTAATGATGCTAAAAGGACTGTAGAGGACTCTTACGACTGGACGGCCTTACGCACTACCTTGACTGTCTCAACAACATCAGACACCTTTAACTACGTCCTAACAGGCTCTCAGAACCGTATGAAGCTCTTAGATGTTATTAATGACACCTCAGACTTTTTTATGCAGTACCGTCCTTCACGTTGGATGGACAATGCCTTCTTGATCGAGACACCGCCTATTGGTTCACCACAGTTCTACAGCTTCAACGGTGTAGATGCTAACGGCGACAACGCTGTTGATGTCTACCCTAAGCCTAGCGGTGTGTTCCAGCTACGCTTTAACGTGGTTCTACGTACATCGGACTTTACTCAAGACACTGACAACATGACTATCCCCTCCTCTGCTGTGGTACAACTAGCTACAGCATTAGGCGCTAGAGAGCGTGGAGAAACTGGTGGCACAAGCGCAGCAGAGTTGTTTGGTCTAGCCGACAGAACACTTGCTGATGCTATTGCTATTGATGCTTCACAACACCCTGAAGAAACTATCTGGTACTCTTAAATGGCACAACAACTACAGAACATTACAGTAGCAGCGCCGGGATTTTTTGGGTTAAACACTCAAGAGTCACCTATTGGTCTAGATCCTTCCTATGCCTCTATTGCTGACAATTGTATTATTGATAAGCTAGGCCGTATTGCTGCGCGTAAGGGCTACAAAACAGTCACAACTAATGGCGCAGCAGTCCTAGGCAGCAGCCGTGGTATAGAGGTTGTGTTTGAGTTTATCAACAGAGCAGGTGTAACAACTGTCTTTAGCTGTGGTAACAATAAGATATTTACAGGCACTACTACACTTGTTGAAGTAACTCTTCCTGCTGGCTACACTATCACGGACAACAACTGGAAGGTTATGTCGTTTAACAACGATGTTTACTTCTATCAAAGTGGTCACCAGCCTTTAGAAAGTGTTGCTGGTTCTACTACGCTTGTTGGTTTAACTTCCACAGGCGGTAACTCTGCTCCCCAAGGTAATGAAGTCTTAGCTGCTTTTGGTAGAGTATGGACTTGCGATTTAGCTGGCAACAAGTACACAGTATATTGGAGTTCTCTGCTAGCTGGTGATGACTGGCATGGTGGTTCTTCAGGATCTGTAGATTTAACAACTGTTTGGCCTACGGGTTTTGACGAGGTTGTGTCGCTTGCAGAGCATAACGGCTTCCTAATTATCTTTGGTAAGAAGAGCATCATCATTTACACAGGCGCTGAGAGTCCTTCTTCTGATCTAAAGCTACATGACACTATTGAAGGTGTTGGTTGTGTTGCTAGGGATTCTGTGCAGTCTACAGGTAGTGATCTGTTCTTCTTGTCTAGTCGTGGTGTTATGTCACTAGGCCGTGTTGTTCAAGAGAAGTCTTTACCGCTGAACGATATAAGCAAGAATGTACGATCTGACTTGTTGCAAACACTGGCACAAGAGACTCACGCGAACGGTCACAGAGAAGCTATTAAGTCCATCTACAGCCCGATAGACGCTTTCTATTTGATAACCTTCCCTGACAGTTCTTTAGTTTATTGTTTTGATCTTAGACAGGCTTTAGAGAACGGAGCATATCGTGCAACAACATGGACTGCTATTAATCCTATTTCTTTCTCTATCTTTGCAGATGATCATTTGTACATGGGACACGATGAAGGCATTGTTGAGTATGGCTCGTACCTAGATGGTACTACTAAATATCAGATGCGTTACTTCAGCAACCCGTTAGACTTTGGTAACGCTTCTAACTTAAAGTTTTTAAAGAAGTTTAATGTAACTATTATCGGTGGTCAGAACACAGAGTCAACGCTTAACTGGGGCTATGACTACACCTCTGATTACACTAAGCAAGCATTGACTTTTGGTACTGCTTCCGCTGCTGAGTACGGAGTCACAGAGTACAACACAACAGGCGAGTACACAGCGTCTATTGTTATTCAAACACCTAAAGTCAACACCAGCGGTAACGGTGAGGTAGTGACTATTGGTATTGAAGCTGAAGTTAACGATTCACCTTTTTCTATTCAAAAAATTGACATACACGCTCTACTAGGGAGACTTATCTAATGTCCAACTACACAAAGACTACTAACTTTGCAACTAAGGACTCCCTAAGTTCGGGTGATCCCAACAAGATTGTTAAAGGCACAGAGATTGACACAGAGTTTAACAATATATCTACCGCCAGTGCTACTAAAGCTAACACTGCTGGCCCTACATTTACAGGTACTGTCACAGCCGCCACCGTAAACGTAACTGGTACACTAACGGCTGACACAATAACTGGAGGAGCATACTAATGGCGGTTAATCAGTTTCAACAATATAGAGGGATGATGGTTAAAGGGCCGAATGGCAACATGTACAACCCCAATGAATTACCAAGTAACATGAGAATGGTACAGCCCGACATGACGGGTAGAGCCCCCGCTGCTGAATTTGAGCATTCTGGAATCGCTCCTTTTTCCAGAGCCGTTTTTGCAGATGATTATGCCCTTAAGCCGTCCGATCAAGGGTATGAGACAACAGGATTACCAAAGTTCAATCCTAATATTAGACAGGTACAACAAGGCAACATGGGTGGAGGCTTTCAGACTGGTTTTGGCAGCGCACAACAAGATTTTTGGAACTTTGAGCAAGATAACAGAGGTACTTACGGGGATGATAAAGCAGCGTTTGAGGCTTATGTACAAGCAAATCCTAATCTTAACCCTTCTTTTGTAAATGATTACCGTGGGATGCTTACAGCCCCCATGTCACAGGCCACCGGCAGCGCACCTCAAGGCAGTCCATACACAACAGATGTCCTAACAGGCCCAGCAGCCTCTACAAGCGGCCCTAGCAACACTGTGGCTTATGGTGGTGCGTTGTTAGGTGGTCTGTTAGGCAATGACCTTAGCGGGGCATTACAGGCCGCTGGTGGCTACTACGCTGGACAACAGGGCATTGAAGGCGCTATGGCCACAGGTCAAGCAGGTCTAGACTTAGGCGAGTCTATGGGCAAACGAGCCTATGACCAGTCTCAGTTCCGTCCTTTTGGTGTAACATCTAATCTAGCCAATGTACAGACTACTCCTGAAGGTGGTGTTAATCTTAACCTATCTCCAGAACAACAGGCTATGCAGCAGCAGCTATTAGGTCAGTCACAAGGCTTGTTTGGTCAGGTAGGTGCAGACCCCGCAGCAGCACAATCAGCCCTCTATGAGCAGATAAGAGCCACACAGCAGCCTGAAGAAGAACGTCAGCGTCTACAGATGCAGGAGAACTTGTTCTCTAGCGGTCGTGGGGGTGTTCAGACAGCTATGTACGGTGGTACTCCAGAGCAGATGGCTTACGAGAAGGCTCGTCAAGAGTCTATGCTTAACGCTAATCTTGCTGCTAGGACACAATCACAAGCAGAGCAGCTACAGGCTGGTCAGTTAGGCGGCATGTTGCAGCAAGCTGGTTATGACCCACAACGTCAAGCTATTGACTTGTTTGGTGCATCAGGTGTACCCTCGCAACTGGCAGCTAAAGGTCAGCTTGGCGGTGCAGAGTTACAATCACAGGCTGGTGGTCGAGGTCTTGAGTCCTATATGCAAGGTGCTAACATGGCTAACCTGCTACAACAGCAGCAGCTACAGGGCCTTATGACTGGAGCAGTGGGTAAACCTCTGACAGCTCAAGAGCAGCTAATGAATGCCATGATTGGTAAGCTGGGTGGAACTCCTATTGAAGCAGGCGGCGGATTAGCTGGTAGTGTTGGGAATAGCATTGGTGGTTTCTTTAGTGGTTTGTTTGGAGGCGGGAATGATGAAACTGCACAAGCACCTCTTGATGTATACGGCATAGGAGCCAAATACGGACTAACGACTGATCAAGTTTATGCGGGAATAAACCCCTCAAACTCTTTTGAAGAGAATATAGACTTCTCTGGCTCAGATTACGATTACTAGGAGATAAAATAATGGCTATAGATTTACAAGGTATGTTAACAGGTGGCGCAGGCCAGCAGATTAACCCTAGTTTAAGCGTACAGCAACAGCAGTTAGCTCTAGGCGCTAACGCTGCCAATATGATGCAGGGTGGCATGAGAAGCATGCAAGGACAACCACCACAGGGCGCACAAGCAGCTCAATTGCAAAAGCTCATGGGTAATTTAGATTTAAACAAGACGGAAGACTTGAGTAAGCTGGCTGAGATCATGCAGATGACTGGTAATACTGCTGGTGCAGGTAAGATTGCAGCGCAGCTTGAGGCACGTAGAAAAGAAAAGACTAAACGAACAGGTCTACTTGCACAGGCTACAAAACTAGGCTTAGAAGAGACTGCTGAAATAATTAAAAGTGGTGGTGATTTAGAGGTGGCTACCAAGCAAGTTATGGAAGCTGAAGAACGTGACCTTATAAGTAAGCGAGGGCTTCAAGGCCGCATAGCGTTAGCAAAGCAGTATGGCGCTGATGATGTAGTTTTGAAAGCTATTGCAAACGGTGATTATAACGATTTCTCAGACACATTGTTCCTTGAGAAAATACAAGGACGTAAGGCTAAACTACAACCATACAAGCGCGTGGAGAACGGTGTAGAAACTAACTTAGTTTATCGTGTCAACGAAGCAGGACAGGTTATGGACGAGGGCACAGATAAGTGGGTAGACCCTAGCGACTTAGGTTTAATGCCGTCTCCTGTTGTACAGAAAACACTTAGCCAAGCAAACACTGTCATCTCTAAGTTAACACAAGGTCTTACTGACGAATACTTAGAAGTCTTTAAAGATGCTAAATCTGCTGCTAAAGTAATGGCGACAAATGCAGACACTAGGCAGATATTAAGAGAAGGTGTGCGTACTGGTTTTGGAACGGACTGGGCTAACAAATCATTAGAGATTATTAATGAGTCTGGGCTGTTACCTACAAAATATATGGACGGTGTAGCTGCTTCTAGAGCATTAATGGCTTCCAGAGGCGAGGCTGTGTTAGCGTCTATTGATATATTTGGTGGTGGTCAAGGCTTCACGGAACAAGATAGAAAGTTCCTTGTAGGTATTAAAGGTGCTGACTCTTCTCTTACCGCAGAGTCAATTAATAGATTGTTAGACCTTGAAGAACGAGTAGCACGTACTGCTATCACCTTAAACAACGAAACTCTTGAAGGTGTAATGGCTCTTGCTGCGGGTCGTGGAGAAGATACCACAGCTCTTACAAACGCTTTCTATATCGCACAACCTGAAAAGTTTGATAGTTCAACTCAGTTAAACTCCGTACAGCAACCTTTATCTCAAGGAACTCTTGATATGTTGAAAGGAATGGGTATCGACACTACTGGGTTAGGAGTTACTCCATGAATGAAGATCAACTAAGAGCTGCTATTCAACAAGCTATTACGCAAAAAAACATAACGGCTATCAATGAGCTGACCCCTTTGCTACAAGAGCAGGTTACTCAACGAGAGAAAGCAGAAAAAGTTGATCAAGGAGGTTATGTTGCTTCTGAGAGCTTTGGCCGTAAAGATTTACAAGGGTTTCAGGAAGGCGTTTCCAATGTCCCTCAAGATTTTAAACGCTTTGCAGGAGAGCAGTTTTTAGCTGCTACACAAGGAGACATAGGTGCGCCTCAAGCTGCTTTTAATATCGGGGCTAAAGGCGGTTTTGATGCTTTAAACACGTACCTTAGTGAAGGTATAAAGGTTGCGACAAAGAATGCAATGGTTCAGATTGTCCCTAATGCAATGGAGGAATACGTAGCTAACAAAGTAATAAGCACTATGACTCCATTAATAGACAACCCTGTGACTAAGAAGGGGTTAGACATCCTTAGTGGGCCAGCAGGTTTTCTTAGAGACTCTTGGGTTAACTTTAAGAATGAGAACCCTAACGGAGCCGCTTCCATTGAGGGTGTCGTTAACGTAGCTGAGTGGTTAAAGCCACCACCTTTACGGAACCCTGTGCCTGATACAGCGCCCTCGTTACTAGGTAGAGCAGCAGATAAGCTATATGAATCAGGACGCAAAAAACAAACTAAAGCAGACCGTGCTTTTTTATTCGATCTTTCAAGACCCGTAGAAACAACAGAGGTTCTTAGAGAGCAAGCTAAAACAAAAGCAGTAAACAAGTTTGGAACACTTAGTGTTGTACCTGACGCAGATCAAGAAGAAATAGTTAGTAATTTATTAGAGTTAGACTTAAAGGACGGTTTAAGTTTTGCAGAGAATGGTCAGACTATTTCAAGAGCTGTAGAAGCAAAACACAAAGCGTTGGATAGGAAGTTAGAAAAGTCAAAGGTTAAGTTAAATAAGAAAGAAATACTTGCGGAATTAAAAGACATAGCTGATAATCTCCAAACAAAAAACCCAGCTTTAGTGGGAGATGCCGAAGCCTCTGCAAATAAAATCTTTAATTTAGTTGAGTCTTTAGTCAACAAATCTGACGGTTCCGTTAAAAGTATTTTAGATGTTCGTAGACAGATTGACACAGAGCTTAGTAAGTTAGGTAAAGGTAACTGGGATGGTAACAAGCAGAATGGTATTGACATCGCTACTAGAGCAATGCGTAATCATTTAAACCTTAAAGTTGCTGAAGCTGTACCTGATATTAATGTACGTAAAGACTTGCGTAAGATGCACCTCTGGTTACAAGCGCATGACAATGTTCTGGACAAAGCTGCACACGAAGCAAATTTAAAAGTAGGTCGTATTGTTCAAAACATCGAAGGTAGTACAGGAACTAAAGCTCCTTCGTCTGCTATTAGTCAATACGTTATGGCCTCTTTAGGTGTAGGAGCTGTAAGCGGCTTGACTCTTTCAGGTTACTTACCTATAGCTACAACAATTGGAGCCGCGGGAGCTATTGGCTATGCAGTTAGGCGTGGTGCTATCAGCCCTAATGTTAGAAAATCTTTAGCTGGTGTGTTGAAGCAAACTGATGATGCTATTAAAATAACTAAAAACTCAACTATGAAAAAAGCACTTGCTGCTGACAGGGCGTTTATTGTTGAGATCATGAAACTACCTACGACTCAAGCAGAAGATATTACTGAAGAGGAAATGCAGGAGGGTGTACAATAATGGCTGACGAAACGCTAAAAAGACTTAATCAGTTGGTTGAAGAGCCAGACACTTCTTTTTTGGACGGCCTTCGAAATATGGGCAGAGATATGCGCAGAGATATGGCAGCACAACCTAATGGTGCTGAACTTTATGCAAGCCTTACTCCAGAAGAACGTAGGCGTAGAGCTAAGGAAGGCGCATACATTGTTGCTTCTTTAACTCCCGGGACTGGTGAGGTTATCTCTGGTAAAGAAGCTGTAGAAGACTTCCAAAAAGGCAACTACGGCATGGCTACATTAGGGGCTTTAGGAGCTATACCTCTCTTAGGTTATGCCCCTCGTGTAGCTAAAGGACTGCTTAAAAGTTCAGGGAATTTTGTAAATCAAGTAGCTACGGACATGCCTACGTTTATTAAAGACTTTTATTCAGGTAATCCACTTACCGCAGTTAAGTCTTTCGGTAAGGAGGCTGTGGCTCATGTACCTCAAGCGGTTAAAGCTAGAATAGACCCAGCAGCCAGAGCATTCGAGGAAACATGGGGAACGTCTGAAACAAAAGTTAAAGATATTATAGGCGAAGGTGCGCCCGCTGAAAGGCTACGTGCAAAAGGAAAAGGAGATGAGGCTGTAGGGCTTAACGAAGACGCGGAGAAGACAGCGTTAGCTATCGAGGCTCAGAAAGGTAACGATATTATACCCGTGGATCAGCGAGGAGCATTAGCACAGGGTGTTGACGGCCTTACTTATTATGATAGAGCAATAGACATAGCTGATGTAGACAGAATAGCTGCTGGCATAGGTAACGGCTTCCGTACTGAAGCAAACATTCCTGACAATATTGTAAACAAGTTTACTAGACATGTTACTGAGGGGCCTCATGTAAAAACAGGTGACGGTAGGCTATATGAAGTACAAGTCAAAAGTTTAGAATCCAGCAGAACAGTAGGTAACGTAGAGTCTGCTGGTTTTGCAAGTAAAGGTTCTGCCCTTGCTCGTGCGTTTAACACAGGTACTGAAGCAGGGAAAAGTGTTTCTCCTTTTGATAGTTATATTAAAACAGTTAGTAACGCAACAGCAACTAAAGGTTCTAAAGCTACAGAAGTTGATCCTAGAGATGTAGTAGAGTTTACACAACTAGCTGCAACGCTAGACAAGAAAACTACTATCATGCTTAATCAAATGTTAGATACGACAGACCTTAAAGTAACCAATGCTCAGTTGTTAGATCGTATAAGTAAAGCAAGACTCTATCAAAGAACTGGTAAAAAGCTAACACCAACCCAAGCTGCTGCTTTAAAAGTTTTTGATGAAGCAGTAGGCACAGGTGCTATTAAGCCAGCCACTTTAAGAGATGAAGCAGGGAACGTGGTTAGCAGTTTAGACTATAATAACATTAAAAAGCCTGAAGGTTTTATGTCTACTCAAACTTCTTACGCTTCAGAACAAAAAGAGCTTGGTGGTGTTAACCACATGTTTGTTGTTGATCCTTATAATCAAGTAAATTATTCTATGATTAGTGACGGTCATGACATCTTCGGTTTAAACCCTGCGGGAGGACATCCTTTAATTACTGTTCAACCAATTACTATGGAAAAGTGGGGAACAAAAGGATTTACAAAGCAGCATAAAACAATGAACACTCGTGAAAACGTAGCGGCTGCTGTGCGAAGAACAGAAGAACTGACGGGAATCCCTGCTCCAAAAGGAACTCTTAACGCCACAGGTAAAAACTATCTTGCTAACGCTAAAAGCTACACGAAGAAAGCAATGACCAAACCTGTTGTAGCCCAACAAAGACACATAGGTGCAGCTAACGCATCAAAAGCTAAACTCGCTGCCGCTGGGACAGTAGGTGCAGGGGCCGGAGTAGGGACAGGAATGATGATGGCTAATGACGAAGAATAAAAAAGGGGCCACTTAAGGCCCCTTAGTTTTATCTCTAGTTTACACTATCTCACATGCCCCTCCTGTACACGCTAACTCTTGGGAACCTGTAGTGTTGTCTTCTTTCTCATGGTTCTCTAGGTCAGACCAACTTACACCCTGTGGCATTGCTGCTAGTAACTCGTCATACTTCTCAGCAGTGATGTCCTCATATGGAGCTTGTTGATATATATGGTCACTAAACGGCAACAAACTAATACCAGAACAGATGTCAAAGTTCTCCCATATCCACTGTGCTACTTGCAGGAACTCATCATCTGTATAATAAACTGTGATACTTGGTTTATGCTCACACCAGTGGTTCTGATAAGCCTTCCATAACTGAAGCTGTTCCATTGCTCCTACCTGCTCTACTGTCACGCTGGTGTCTGGTGCTTTGACAGGGAAGCTAAACACTGACGAGCTAGGTGATGACACGTCTTGCTCTACTGGGAATCCTGATGCTTCCATAAAGACTGCAAGCGGGTCTTTCTTGTCGCTGCGTACACGTCTAATGTAATGCTTAGAGAAGCGAGGATGGATACCAGAAGCACTATCAACAAGCTGGGATACAGTACCAGAAGGCTTAACAGCCGTAACAGCCGCAGACTGAGCAATTCCAAGTTTCTCAGCCCATACCTTGTTAGTTTCGACAGCGACATCTCTTACTTCCTCTAGCCATTTAGCTAAGTCTGGTGAGTTACCCTTGCTCAACAGGTAGTGATCCATAATACCTGTCATACTAACGCCTAGCAAAGCCTCTTCCTCTGTGTTCTTCTTCCAACAGTTACGTAGGTATCTAAAGTCCGTCAACGTAGCCTGTAGTGTACCAATGATAGCCGCAGTCTCTGACTTAGCCTTTAGTGTCTCTAGCGTGTCATCTGCCCGTACAACAATCTCTGACAGGTTACAGAACTGATTACTCCGTAGGATGATCTCAGAGCATGGGTTAGTACCAAACTCATAGGTGTTATCTCTACGGCCATTGCGTCCTGCAATCTTCTGTGCTGCTACACGACTAAAGATACCACGTTCACCAGCTCTACTCTCGTACATCGTCTGCATCTCTGACAGGAATGCTTGGAAGTCAGGCTTCTCAGTGTACGCTACGCTGTTGTTAGCTAACGCTCTGTGCCCTTCGTCTAACCACCACTGTCCTGACTTAGCCTTTGCCATACGTTGATCTGAGAGGTTAGAGAGGCTGATCAGTGCAGACCTACGTACACCACCTACAACCACAATGTCAGCAATCTTACAAACAATATCATGACACTCAATACTGGTCAGCTTACGACCCTTAGCCTTCTGGAACACTTCGATACAGAAGTTAAACAAATCAATCAGAGGGTCTGGCCCTGAAGCACGACCACCGAAGGTCTTTAGTCGTTCACCTGCACCACGTACTCTACTGACATCCCACTGCGGTATCTTACCAGCATAGAGCATAGCAATAAGCTCACGGAATGCTGAGGCCCAACCAATCTTACTATCGCTTACCATGATAACACTGTCAGTCTTATGGAAGCTCTCTGCAATCTCTGGTAGCTTGTTGATGTAGTTACGTTCAACACTAAAGCCTACACCAGTACC